AATTTGTTCCAAGTTCTCTTAATTGATCTTCGCCCATTCATTTATCTTTTAATTTCAAAGTGTGGAAAATCATCAAACTTATTATCTTGCACCTCAAAGTCTTGATCCCAATCACCACCCCATCTAAGATTAATACCCATTTGATTAGCAACACCAATTACAAATCCTGCAAACAATGTCATTCTTTCCCTATCTTCCCAATCTATTGGATAAGGAACAACATCAACAGCATTACTAGGATAATCATTGTGCCTACCATTAGGAAATAAAACTTTCGTTTTTCCTTCGTCAAAGAGTTGGTTTTGTCTATCTTTTTCTCTATGCCCTTCGAGTATTGAGCAATCCACGTGTTTGATAACTTCATTCATTACCATCCTTAAATCTGAGTGACATGTTGCTAATCTTTCTTTTGATCTTTTTCCAAATTTAGGCATCACTACTCCATTCATCAGAACTTAATTCAGTCAATATCTCACTATGATTGTATGTAGTCATCCCATCAAAACAGCTTGGAGTATCTCCATCCCATTTCAATATTGCCTTATTCCCATCCAATGATTTCCTTAAAGTGTTTTTGGAATATTGAATTGAATTTAAGATCATTTCATCCGTAATATCAGACACATTTACTATAACCCATTTTCTATTAGAATAATTCATTATGGAGTATCTCCTGTAAAATCAACTGGATTCATAGCTACCATCTGCCCATGATGTCCACCTGTAACTTCCCTTACAACGAGATTACTTACATGAACAACTTTGTCATAATCATCATCTCCAATTGGATTATTCCTGTATAATCTAAACGCTGTATTTGATGCTCTCCAGTAGGCAGTAAAAGTTCCTGTCGCACCAAGCGTTTCACTTACTCTTATATATGGATCACCCTCATTGAGAATCATTCTTGCCCCATCATTTCTATCAACTGTAATATCAATTCTATACATTTTGCCTACCGTTAAGACACTAAGTTTTTTACATTCAGCATAAGTGTCTCCATCATCAGCCCATTTCAAAAGACCACCCTCAATAGTTGTATCAGCAGAACCGCCATCAAGAGTCCAATAACTTGCATCTGAGAAATCGCCTTTACCACCAAATACATCAGAGCCTAATGAAACATCATTCATGTCGCAAATTATTCCACCATCAGCATCCTCTGTGCCCTTTTGGTCATAAATACCATCACCCATTCTCCACCATGATATTAAATTGCTTGTTGCAATACCTTCTTTGTGATTGTAAGGTTCTCTACCATTGTATAGTGTTTTAACTTGTGATGCTGATAAGTCTGTATCGTAAACTGCTATTTCAGAGATATTTCCTCTCCACCAATTATCATTGCCCCCTGCTTGTGCCCCAATAATTATATCTCCTGATGGATTATTTAAAGCACCTGCACCTGTTAAATTATCTGTTCCATCATGAACTCCATCCACATACATTTTAACATCTCCAGTAGTATGATTATAAGTTCCTACTACATGATACCACTTGTTGTAATCTGTATATGTGCTATCAGTATTACCCAATTCATGATTTGTACCATCATCAGATACTCGCAAACAAAAAAGGTTATTATCTCTACCATATCTGAGGT